TGCCGTACTGGACCTGCTCGCAGAGCCGGCGGAACTCGATTTTTCCCGCGCGGAGGGAGGAGTAGTTCGCCTGGGTGAGGTCGCCCGCGACCTGGTCGTAGGTCAGGCCGGTGCCGACGGCCGATGCCTCGAGCGCGCGACGGGCAAATGCCGTGTGGCTGCCGCCGCCGGACGGATTCACCACCTCCACGCTGCCCATGCCGCGGCGATACAGGATCATCCCCGGCTCGAAGCTCTCCACCGTGCGGCCCTGGGCATCGCGCAGCAGGCCCGACGCCGGGCCTGTCATCGAATCGTCGCCATCCTCGGAGACCACTGCGGCCAGGCAGGCCTCGATCTTGGCCTTCATGAGCAGGGCGGCCTCGTAGTCGCCGAGATCCCGCAGCCGCGTCAGCACCGGCGCCAGCCAGGACACGTCACGCAGCTGGCCGGGCCGGCGCTTGCGATAGATGTGCAGCACGTCGCGGGCCGGCACGCTCTGGCTGCTCAACCAGGTCGCACCACCCGGCAGCACCCAGGATGCGCCGGGATGCACGCGATGCAGCCAGTAGCCGACCGGCTCACCGGCCTCGCCCAGGCCGATGCCCTGCAGCGTAGGAACGCCCTCGATGACGCCCTGCCGTGCCGTGTCGAGGTGGTCGCTCTCCAGCACCTGCAGCCGCAGCCCGATCGGGTTGGACGGCGTGATGTCCGCGGGCAGCAGGCGGACGAAGCATTCACCGCTCTCGACGACCGCCCGCATCGCCACCGCCTGCAGGCCGTAGAGGTCGAGCCGGCCCTCGGCGTCGCAGGCCGTGCTCTCGGCCCAGCGGCGCCAGGCATCGGCGTGATGCGCGTCGGGCCAGCGGGTGGTGATGCCGGCGCCCACCGCATTGCCGGTCCAGAGATCGACGATGCGGCTGGCATAGGGGTCATTGCGCACGGCATCGCGTGCACGCCTTGCGACCGTCGCCGCGGCCAGGCCGACCTCAGCCGTGGCGCTGCCGCCGGACGGCGCCCAGGCGGAAGCACGCCCGTCCTGCGCCGCGGCATAGCCCCGCAGCGCGTTCCACGCGTCTAGCAGCCGACCCATCACCTGCTTCCCTCGCGGGAGAAGCTGGCCAGTGTGACGGAAGGGCGGCGTGCTGCGGTCGTCTCCGCGCCGCGCAACACGGCGAGCGCGCGGCCGAGCTCGTCGAGGCTGCGGTACTCCACGGTGCGGCCGTCGAAGGCGACGCGCGTGGTGCCCCCGGTGTAGGCCTCAGCGAGCGCAGCCGCGCGACTGCCGACGGGCTGCGCCAACGCCCAGGCGAGGACGGTCGGGTCCATGCTTAGCACCTCGCAGTTGAGAACTGCATTCGGCGAACGGGCCCACGCAGGCCAATCGCTTCTCTTAACCCAAAGCAAGATCGAACGATTTTGCTTGCAATGCCCACCCCCGAATCCATTACACGCTTCGAATGGAGAGGCTGCTGACCTATCGAATGGATGAGGATCGCGTGGTCTTCGCCTACGGCGAACGGCGCGCCTTTGTTCCGCGCCCCCAATTGCCGGCGCGGTGGTTCATTGGCGACTTTCACCCCGATCTCGAGCGCGCCATCTGCGACTGGTTTGACGCGACTGACGGCGCGAAGCCCGATGAGCTGGACGTCGACGATGTCATCGAGCGGCTGTTTCGCATGTGAGGGCGCGACGCTCTCTTCATCCCCGCAGCCAACCGCTGCGCGGCGCGAGCCAACCGCGCGGGCGGTGAGTTTCAGTCACGACTGGCGACGGCAATGACGAAGCGACATTCCCGCCGGTAGGAACCTCTGTCGCTTGGAGCGAATTGTTGGCGACCTGCTCCTGGAGCTGCTGCCAGAACCGTTCCCCGTAGCGATCAGCACCGAGCAGCCAGAGCGCCGCGCGCGCCAGCACCGCGCAGTCCAGCGCCTCGTTCCGCTCCCTGAGCTTTGCCCATTCCTGCCGCGCAAAGCCGCGGCGGTCCTTCACCGTGTGCAGCTGCTCGGCGACGAGCTGCTTCACCCACTCCGCCTCGATGCCCTGCGGCAGGTGCACCCAGCCGGGCGGAAACACCTCCGCGTCGCCGCGGCCGAGCCAGAGCCGGCGGTACAGATCGGCCTTCCAGGTCGAGACCGAGACGGTCCAGAGCTTCAGGCCTCGACGGAGCTTCCGGCCATCGACCAGCGCATCGACCGGCGTCGGGCCCTGGACCGGCTGCGCGCGGTTCCAGCCGTCCACGCCCTTGGTCGGCGCGATGCGCGGATCCCGCAGCCGGCGCAGGTGCCCATAGACGGCCGCGGTGTCGCGTCCCCCTGTGTCGATGCAGGCCTTGGCGATGCGAATGCTGCCGCCACCCTGGCAGGGCCAGTCGCGTGCCAGGGTCCCCGCGAGCGCGTCCCACGGCTCCCGCTCTCGCGGACTGCCGGGGATCACCACGTGATCCACGAGCCAGGACGAGAAGCCCTCCGCCCAGCCCCAGACATCGCACTCAAGGCGATCGTCCTGCACGTCGACACCGGCGGTGAGGCAGAGGGCCCCGGCGGGCACGACGCCCATCCGGAAGTCCTCGCGCCGCTCGACCAGGCGCTCCCAATCCGGCGCCTCGCCCCGCTCCTGCCAGGTCTCGCCCAGCACCGTGTTCTTGAAGGTCTTGAGGTCCTCGGGCTTGCCCTGCGCCGCGTCCCAATCCCGTGCGATCTGCTCCCAAGAGTACCAGCCGACCGGGGCGTAGAGAGAGGAGATGTGGAAGCCGATCGTGTGCGGGTCCTCGGCGGTGGCGGTCGCCCGCCATTGTCCGCCGGCCAGCATGGCCGTCTTGAGGTGCTCCTCGATGCCTTCGTCGCAGGTCTCGCAGTGATAGCGCGCCGAGCGCGGGTCGCCCTTCTCCCAGCGCAGCCGCTCAAACTTCAGCCACTGCATCTCGCCGCAGTGCGGGCACGGCACTAAGTAGCGCCGCTGGTCGGAGGCTGCGTACTCGCGCTCGATCCGACTGCGCCCAGCGATGGTCGGCGTCGAGACCAGGAAGGCCTTGCGCCGCCAGCCGAAGGTCCGCGCCCGCGCCTCGGCCAGCGCGATCGGGTCGCCTTCGCCCTCGACGTCGCCCGGATAGGCGTCGATCTCGTCGAGGAACAGGAACCGCGCCGTCATCGAACGCAGCCCAACCGCGCTGTTGGCGCCGGTGAGTACCAGGATGCCGCCCGGGAATTCCTTCGATAGCAGCGTGTTGCCGCTGTCCCTGGCACGCGCGGGTGCGACCCGCTCCCGCAGCGCCGGCGTCTCCTCCAGCAAGGGGTCGATGCGCTGGCGCGAGAAGCGCTTCACCAGCTCGACGGTCGGCTGCACCGCGAGCACCGGCGCAGGCACGTGGTGCAGGATGTAGCCGAGCCAGTTGTTCCCGGCCTCGGTGGCGCCGACCTGCGCGCCCTTCATGAAGACGACGCGCCTGGCGGGATGCACCGCCGACAGCGCGTCCATCACGTCGCGCAGGTATGGCGTCCGGCTGGTCCGCCACGGCCCCGGCTCGGAGGATGCGCGGCTGCCAAGGATCCGGTGCCGCTCCGCCCATTCCGAGACCCGGAGCTGCGGCGGCGGGCGGAGCATGCTCCCCGCTCGCCGGCGCACATGGTTACGCGTCCGCGGGCCGATCTCCGCCGATGCCTGGGGGATCGAAGCGATCGGCCGCCTCCGAAAGCAGGTCGGTGATGTGCTGCTGCAGGATGGTCTGCAGCAGGTGCGGGTCGACGCTGATCTCGGCGGCGATCAGGCCGGAGACGCGGGCGGGCCAGTTCAGCAGCGCGTCGCGCATCGTGCCGGCAATTTCGTCGATCGTGGCGTTGGCTTCGCCGACATCCAGCAATCGGCGCTTGTTCTCGTCGAGCGCGAGGCGCTGCGCTTCGACCTTCAGGGCCAGCTGCGCGACCTTCAGCCGGGCGTAGGGCGTGCCCTCCGCCCCACCGCCACCGCCCCCATTGGCCAGCGGCGACCGGGCCGGGTCGGCAGTCTCCACCAGGCGCCGGCGGGTCTTGTCGATGTCCCACCGTCCGTCCGGCTCGCGGGCGATCCGGTTGGTCTGCTCGGCCTTGCGCAGTGCGGTCTCGGTGATGCCAATGCGGCGGGCGGCCTCACGGGTGGACGGGGTCAGCTCCGGCATGGCGGCGACCTCCCGCCGCTCACGATGGTCATGACGAAGGAGAGCCCGCTACCCCTCGGCGGCGGGCCCCTTCGCGGAGTTTCGGCGGGCTCAGGCCGGCAGGTGGTAGACCGTGTAGGAGCCGCGGGCGCCCTCCTTGTTCGGGCCGACCTGGCGGACCCGCTCCAGCACCTGCACCTCGATCCCCTGGCGCTTCTTCAGACCCGCGAAGAAGCCCCGCACCGTGTGCTGCTGCCACCCGGTCGCCTCGCAGATCTGCGCGATGGTGGCTCCCTCCTCCCGGCGGAGCAGGGCGAGCACCGCCTCCTGCTTCGTGCCCTCGCGCGGCTTGCGCGGCGCGCCCGGATCCCGAGGCGTGCGGGCGGGCTTGCCGGCCAGCAGGTTGCGCAGGGCCTCCATCGGCGCGTCGAGGGCGCCGATCATGTCGCCGGCGCGGTTGGCCTCGTCGTCCCAGGTGGCCAGCACCGCCGCGGCGGCGTCGCGCAGGTTCGCGCGCGGGGCTGGCGTGGGCGCGGCGTGGGGCGCCTCCGGTTCCTCCACGGGGGCATCCCCCTCCGCGGCGTCCTCCCCGCCTGTGGGCGCCGTGTTGGCGACCGGCGCAGCGGCCTGCGCGTCGTCCTCGTTCGGGTCGATGCCGATGGCGCGCAGCCCTTCGTCGGTGATGCGCGCCACGATCCAGGTCCCGTCCTCGTCCTGGCGCCAGCCGAGCCCGACATGCTCCCGTGGGGCGTTGATCTCGGTCAGCAGGTTGTTCTTGATCAGGCTGCGGAACACCGCATTGCGGGCCGCGGCCGGCAGCGTCTTCGGCGCGCGGGCGATGCCCATCTCGTGCTGGGCGGCAGCGCTGAGGATCACGCGCTGGGTGTCGGAAAGCTTGATCATCGTGCTCGTCTCCGGTGGCGGGTGCCGGTCATCGGCCCCTACTGCCGGGAGCCCCGCCGGCCTCGCCGGTCGGGGCGGCGCGGAAGTGATCCGCTTCAGCGGGCGTATTCGCCGCGGCGGAAATGCTGATCCGCGATGGCCTTCAGCTTCGCCGTGGCATCGGAGAGCCAGGCCGCCTCAGCCCAAAGCACCGCATCGGGGCTGGCGCCGAAGTGATCCGCGCTCGCCTGCTGAAGTTCCGCGAGCAATTCGTCGAACTCCCCCTTCTTCGTCAGGAAGGCTTCGAGGCTCTTGAGTTGGTTCCGCGTCCGCTGCTTCTCGCGGAGATCCTCTCGCGTCATGGCCCGATCTCCCTCGCCCCGCCGCTCAGCGCGCCGTCGCGGCTGCCTGGCCGGCCGCGTAGGCGTCGGCCAGGGCGTTGCGGACGGACCAGACCGCGACGTCGTGGAAATCGAGGGCGTCGCTATTCCGTGTCGCCAGCGTCTCGATGCTTGGGATGTAGCGGCGCGCGATTTCCAGCAGCAACGCATCGGGAGCGGGTTGGGCGGGCTTAGTCATTCGGGTCTCCGTCATGTGGTGCAGGGCATCCCCTGCGCGTGACGGACCATTCGCGCTGTGCCGCGCACGAGCCAAGCAAGATGCAGCGTCGTGAGATTGCTATGATTTGGCGGGCTGGATCACATCATGATCGACGATGCCGCGCACCGCGGCGACATCGGCGAAGATGCGATCATCACACTCCAGCACTGCGGCTTCGCCCGTCGTCTCCTGCCAGCGCCGGACGATCACGTCCGCATAGGCCGGATCGATCTCCAGCAGCACGGCGCGCCGCCCCGTCCGCTCCGCGGCGATCATCGTCGTGCCAGAGCCACCGAACGGATCCAGCACCGTGTCGCGCTGCTTGCTGCTGTTGCGGATCGCACGCTCGACCAGCGCGACGGGCTTCATCGTAGGATGCAGATCGTTCCTGGCCGGCTTGTCGAAGTGCCAGACGTTCCCTTGGTCCCGTGCGCCGCACCAGTAGTGCTGCGCGCCGGCCTTCCAGCCGTAGAGCATCGCCTCGAATTGCTGGTGGTAGTCGGCGCGGCCGAGGGCAAAGGTATTCTTCGCCCAGATGATGGTGCTGGACCACTTCCCGCCCGCCTCCTGCCAGGCGCGATGCAGCGTCGGCCATTCGGACGAGGACATGCAGACGTAGCAGGCGCCCTTCGTCACAGAGAGCAGGTTCGCCAGCGCGGGGCGGAGGAAGTCGAGGAAGCCCTGGCCGAGCGCGTCGTTGGCTATGGTCATCTTCGCCGCGGTGCCACCCTGGTAGGCGACATTATAGGGCGGATCCGTGAACGCCATGTCGGCGAGCCGATCGGCGCCGAGGGCGCGCTGCACGTCATCGAGCCTGGTGGCATCGCCGCAGAGCAGACGGTGGTCACCGCAGCGCCAGAGATCGCCGGTCCGCGTGACAGGCACGGCCGGGGGTTCGGGCGCGTCGTCGACGTCGTCATCCAGGCCGGCATCCGCGGCGGCCAGTAGCCGGTCGAGCTCCATCCCCGAGAAGCCGAGCACGTCGAGGTCCACAACCGCCTCGTCGCGAATGCGGGCGATCTCGGCCGCGAGCAGCGCCTCGTCCCAGCCGGAGTTCAGGGCGATCTGGTTGTCGGCGAGGCGGAGCGCCCGGGCCTGCGCGGGAGAGAGATGGCCGAGCCGCAGCACCGGCACGGAGGCGAGCCCGAGCTGCTTCGCCGCCATAACGCGGCCATGGCCGGCGATGAGCACGCCCTCGGCGTCGACCAACACCGGGTTCACGAAGCCGAACTCGGCGATGGAGGCGGCAATCTGCGCCACCTGTGCCGGCGAATGCGTGCGGGCGTTCTCGGCATAGGGCACGAGAGACGCGACAGGCAGCGCGGAGACAACGAGGTCAGGCTGCACTGGCGGTGACCTCCATCCGCGCCGCGGTCACGGCGTCGTAGTCCCGTCCATCGTCCGCCAGCGTCACCGGCAGGTCGGGGTGAAGCATGCGCCAGCGGGCCACAGCGAGGTCGACATAGGCCGGCGCCAGTTCGATCGCGCGGACGCGACGGCCGGTGCGCTGGCCGGCGATGATGGTGGTGCCGGCGCCAGCGAAGGGCTCGAACAACACCTCGCCCTCGTCGGCATAGGCACGCATCAGGAAATCCGGCAGCGCGACGGGGAACACTGCGGGATGCTCCGTCTCGATGCCGCGGGCCTTGTGCCGCGTGATGCGCAGCACGTTGTCCGGGATCCTGGTCTCCTGCACGCCCTGGCCGGCATGCTGCCATTCGCCGACGGTGCCGTCCTTGGCGCGGAGGCCACCCTTCTCGGAGTTGACGTGCCCCGCCCAGCGGCAGGGTATGATTTTGTTGGGCCGGCGGGCCTCGCGATTGAAGTGGAAGAGCAGCTCGAAGGCGGGCGACAGCCGCCCGTTCCAGTCGCCCGGCAGGCCGGGTCCCTGGTCCCAGGTGTAAAGCCCGAAGCGTCGCCAGCCGCGGGCGCGCATCCAGTCGAGCCAGTCGGCCCAATAGGGCTGCCATTCATTGTCCCGATGGATCAGCCCGAGGTTCACCAGCACCTGGCCATCCGGCCGCATGGCCGCGTCGAGATGCTGAAACACGCCCTGCATCAGCGCATCCCAATCCGTGACGCCACCGGTGGTGTAGTCGCGCTGGTTGCCGTAGGGCGGCGATGTGAACAGCAGCGCGGCGCGGTCCTCACCCATCACGCGCGCCACGATGGCGGCGTCGGTGCTGTCACCGCAGAGCAGGCGATGCTCACCGAGCAGCCAGAGGTCGCCCGGTCGGGTGACGACCTGGCGCGGCGGCTCCGGCTCGGCGTCAGCGGGATCATCCTCCGCCGCTGCCTCCTCCGTCCCCGCCGCGCCGTCCCCGCCCCCCTGGACCGCGGGCGCCGACAGGGCCTCGGGCGCGTCGCCGTCGGACACGGCCTCTCCAGCCGCCGCGAGGATGCCGTCGAGCTCCGTGGCCGAGAAGCCGAGTGCCGCCAAGTCGAGGTCCGGCGCGGCCTGCACCGCGGCGAGCGCGTCGCGCAGCAGCGCCTGGTCCCAGGTCGCGTTCTCCGCGATGCGGTTGTCGGCGAGCCGCAGCGCCTCCTTCTGCGCCGCGGACAGGTGCCGCAGCACGATCGTCGGCACCTTCTCGATGCCGAGTGCGACGGCCGCCTCGAGCCGCCCGTGGCCGGCGATCAGCACGCCGGCCTCGTCGATCAGCAGCGGGTTCGTGAAGCCAAAGGCCAGCATGCTGGCCTTGATCTGCTCGATCTGCGCGGCGCCGTGCACGCGCGCATTGCCGGGATGCGCGCGCAGCTCCGCCACCGGGCGCAGCATGATCTTCGCTGCCATCCAGGGGAGCGTCATCGGGCCATCCAAGATCAGGAGTGGGTGCGAACCATGCGAACCGCGGCTGCGAACTATCACCGCCATGGTTCGCATCTATCTTTTTTGAAATCACGGCAGAAGGGTGCGAACTGCGAACCATGTTTTGGGCCAGGCGCTAGCGATGTTGCGCGCTTCCGCCCCCCGCATACAGTGGGGCCAGGAAGGACCCTGCGGCTCGAGAGCCACTGTGGCTGATCAACTGGTGCGCGTCTCGGGAGCCGCGGTGCTCGACGCACCTTCTCTACGTGTCACCACCATAGCCAACTCGATTTGCGCGCTGCCACGGGGTAAATTGTAACAGCGCGTGAGTTGCCGCTTACGACCACAGACCAGTTGGACTCAGCGTGAAAGCCCGCCTTGCTTCGAGATCGGAGACGAAGTCCTGCCACAAGGCAGGCCCCATTCGCTTCGCAGCGAAGGCGCCGGCAGCTGCAACAAAGCCTTGGAGCACGATGAAGAGGCTTTCGACATAGCCGGACAGGATGGTCTCAACGGCGTTTCCGTAGCCAAGGAACAACGCTTCCCGATAGTTTGCCTTACCGCGATACCTGATCGCCTGGTGCATGAAGCATAAGCTGCGAGAACGGAGCCGCGTATCTCGAAGCTCGCGGGCAGCTTTGGTCCTAAAGTTTTGAACGCCAAGCGCCCTGAAGTCCTTCGATGTTCGAAGTGCTTCCTCCGCTCGCCAAGCCCACCAACTGACGCTTCCTCGCAGGTACGACCGGCATGCAGCGTGCGCGTCGTCCACGGTGCGGGGAGTCGTCGTCAGTGCGGCACTGAAATCCTGGCCGGGGAACTGCGCGATCTCAGATGTAGCTTCGCTCTTTACCAAGCTCGATACGCGGAGTGCGAATGGGCTAGGAGCTAAACCTCGTGCAGCAATCTGCTGGTCCCAGCAATTCGCCGTTCCAGCATGGTCATCCTGGAACGAGCCGTCCTGGGCGACTACCATCGCCGAAGCAGCCGAGTAGATGCCGTAGTACCAGGTGACGATGCCAACTCGTGCGACGTCAGCGCTTCGCGGCACACTCTTCATGGCTTCCAGCGCCGAAAGCTGGTGAGCCGCGAAGATCATCTGCTCAAAAATGGAGTTCTCTTCGTGCGTTGTCATCTTGCGTTTCTGCACACCGCTATAGATGTTCGCGGCCTCCTTAAATGAGAGCCCCGAATCCACCACGAGGAGTGCCAGCGCCCGCATCCAGTTTGCCGTCGACGGCAGCGCGAATTGTGGATCGGGAGCGCCATTCGGCTCGGACAGCGTGCCCTGCTCAACAATGCGGCGATAGGCAGAGAATTCGGTCATCAGAGCGGCTTCCGCATCAACTAACGACTGCCGCAGCACCGGCGCGACCGCAGCCCTTATTCGTCGACGATACTAATCCGAAGTGGGCTGCAAGCACACCCAATACGGCAACGAGGATGCCGCCGGCGATCGGTTGCGGCACGGGCCTGCCACTCCAGCCTCTACGTGCCGACCATTCCCTCACCGACATCTCGAGCCCCACGACGAACCAGACGCAGGAACCGGCTGGGCTGTCGTGCCCACCCAGGGCATCAATCGCCGCAAACACGCGGCGACGCGCGTCGATCTGGCGATTGGACAACTGGTCTGCCGTCGAGCCGCGCAGGCGGATCAACTGCGACGTCGGCATGCTATCGATCGCGGCGCTGCGGAACAGCGTCCTGAATATCTGCCCAGCCTCGTGCATCGGCGGCGTGATCGTGCCGTTCGCCAGCATCATGCCGAGCGTGTCGACGGCGCGGCGATGCTGAACAGGGCTGCCGGTCTCGGGATCCGCCTCACGGATCGGCTCCGAGAAGCCCCCGTGCTGCAGGCGCCATTTCGATGGCTTCGATAGATCCTCGCGCGGCGTCGCTGCGCGCTTCGCCTTCCGCTTACCGGCCATGCTGGTCTCCTCCGTGACGGCGCCCCCAGCGCCGGTTGGCTTCGTTGATGACGGCCTGGCGGAGCCAGGGATCGGCGATGTCCTCCACCGCCAGGGCGGCGACGCCATGCCGGTGCCAAGCGGCGGCGCGCATCGCGTCGAGGTCCATCGCGGTGGACGGGCTGCGTGCCAGGTCGAGACACGACCGGGGCGGTTGCGGTGCGTCGGGCAGCCTCATGCCCGACCACCCTGCGGGCCGGTCGCCCAGAGCAGCAGGGCGATGGCGTCAGCCTCGTTGTCGTCGGCCGGCGCGAAGCCGCGGGCGCGTATGGCCGCGATCATGGCCGCCTTGTCGGCATTGCCGCGGCCAGTGGCGAAGCGCTTGATCGTACCGACCGGGATGCCCTCGTAGGGGAGCGCGTGCTCCTCGCACCAGGCGGAGAGGTGCGCGAGGAAGCCGCCATAAATGTGCGCTGCGTCGGTGCCGGCATGGGCGCGGACTTCCTCGAAGACGATCCGCGACACGCCGCCGCAGAGGGCGATGACCTCGTCCAACCACCCGCGGAAGCGCAGGTAGCGCATCCCGCCGCCCTCGAAGCGTGAAGGCCGGAATGTGATCGTGCCGGAGGTGATGCCCCCGTCGCGAGAGCGCAGAGCCCAGCCGGTGGTGCTGCCGAGGTCGAGGGCGAGTACGACGTGATGGTCGAGGGTGACCGACAGCGGGGCTGCGATGGGCGGGCCGCTTGCATGCGCGGCGGGCATGGTGAGAGTCGCGACAGCCATGATGGTCTCCGAGAGGGGATGGTCCTGGTGAGGGCGGCGACGGCGTGGTTCTTGGCGGAGCTCGTCGTCGCTGCCCGGCTTGGATGGGGAAAGCGATCCAGGGGTGGATCTCGCACCCGTCCCCGACGCCCAGGGTGTGGTGTGCGCGCGCCGATGAGGCGCGCACGCACACCCCCCGTAGGGGGGAGGCGAAAAACCGAATCTGCCAAACTGCTCCAAGCCACTGATTTCGCAGCGGAAAAAGCAGTTTCGGAGCAGATTCGGGCAGATTCGTTACGCAAAACTGCTTTCGTCCAGAACCCATTGATCTGTTTGGCAAAAAGCAGTTTGGCAGTTTCGGCAGGGGAGCAGATTCGGCCCGAAACTGTGCAGATTCGGGAGCAGTTTCGGTCAGTACAGTTACGGTGCGATCGCATCAGGCAGCCCCTTCCTCGGGGTCGTGCAGGACCCACACCTCGGGGTTTTCGACCTCGAGCAGCGTCTCGCTTCGGGGGCATTGGAAGTGGCTCGGGAGTACCCTGACGGTGGCCGGGATGACCTCGCCGGTCTCAGGATCAAAGGTGTCCTTACCGGTGGCGAGGTGCATGTCCTGGACGACGAGGTAGCCGTTCTTCGATTTCGTGTAGGGCTGCCCGAGGTCGCGGGCGTCGCGGCGGTACTTGATGTAGCCCTTGGTGGCGAGCACGCCGATGCGATCGCGGATGGTGTGCTTGCCACCGAGCCCACGCTTGTTCTCGAACTTCGACGCGAAGGCGTTGGTGGTGCAGAGACGGCCTTCTTCCGCCTCCTCGGCGATAAGGCGCACGATCACGTCATGTCGCCGGCTGCGCTCCGCATCCAGTTTGCGCCCCGCCTCCTTGCGAACCAGGCGCTCAGCCTTGCGATCCAATTCGACCCAGGCGCCGCGTCGCTTGTCGATCAGCAGCGGCGAGAGCGCGGGGCCGTTGCGGAGCTCGATATGCAGCTCGCGCGGCGTCTCCTCCTCATCAGGCCGGAACAGGATCATCCCCGAGGTGTAGAAACCCCGCAGCGCGCTGGCGCCGGACAGCGACAGGAAGGGATCGTCCTTCACCTGGTGCTTGGCGAGCTTCTTGGTGTGGTGGGCGAGGATGATGCCGGCCTCGGGGGCGACGGCGTCGCGCAGCGCCTCGACGCGGCTCTGCAGGAAGAACAGCATCGCCGCGTTGTCGTTCTCGCCCTCGCCGCCGGGCCCGCCATCGAACAGGTTGCGGATGGGATCGATGCAGATCACGTCCGGCGGGGCATCGGGGAAAGCCTGCCGGATCGCCGCAGCGACGAGGGGCACACCCTGCTCGTCGAGCAGCATGCGCAGCTTCGGAGTGACGACGAGAGTGTCGCGGGCGCGCCCCACGACGGCGGGATCGAGCCGCAGCTGCTGCAGGCGCTCGCGGAGGTAGTGGTACTGGATCTCAGCCTGGAGATAGAACACCCGCAGCGGGCGCGGCGCCGTGAAACACAGGAAGGGCGCGCCGCCGGCGGCGTGCACCAGCAGACTGATCAGGAAGTCGGATTTCCCAACTTTTGGCGCGCCGCCGAGCACCAGCATGCCGCCGGGTGTCAGCACGCGCGGCCCGATCAGGTCGTCCGGCATGGCCGAGGTGTCGTCAAGCAGCGCGCCGAGCGTGTGGGCCGGAACGGAAGCCGGCGGCGCGGCATCGGCGCGCAGCAGTGGCGGTCCGTTGCGATCGACGTGCAGCGCCCAGAGCGCATCGGCCTCTGCCTTGAGCCGATCGAGCGGCCAGGCGGGGCGGAGGCAGGCGGCGTTGTAGCCGCAGATGCGGGCGACCACGCCCGCGAAGGTGCTCCATGCACCCCGCGTCGGATCGAACTGCGCCTGGCGCTCCAGCAGCGCGACCAGGATGTCCTGCCGCAGGTCGTCGCGATCGGCGCGATGGAGGTGCTGGCGCCGGGCGGCGCGCGCCGCCGGGACGGTGGCGGTGGCCAGGGCGACCCGAAGCTCGGGGGCCTCCCACGGGGGTGACTGCTGAGGCGTATCAGCACGTTGCGCGGTCATTTGATCCTCCTGCGGCGCCGAGCGGTGGCGACGGCAGGAGAGGGCCACGCGGATAGGAGGATGGTCAGCCTGGAACGGGCAGGAATTCCTGGCCAGGAATTGCCCGGATTTCCTGACCGCTATCACAGCAAGTGAATTCAGTTGGTTAGGGCTACCATAACGGACGACGGTCACCGTTTCGGCTATTTATTGACCGATGCCCTGACCGAATGATGGACTCACCTCCTATGAGAACATAAACAGAACATGTGCGTTGCGCAGGCACGAAAACATCGGAGGCCCCCGCCCATGTCGGTTTCCCTGTCCTACCCGCATGACCCCGCATCCAAGGCCCCCCGGCCGCTCACCGCGGCCAGCGTCTGGGCGGTCGCGGCGCAGTTGCGCCAGGCGGTCGCCCGGCGTGACAGCCCCTGGGCGCTCGACCCGAAGGATCTGGTCGCCGCCGCCACCTGGCTGGAGGTCAATCGGCATCGGGTGGACGTGCATTGGGACTTCGCCCATGCCGTCCATGATGAGGACCGCCAGCCGGTGCTCGGCATCTGCGAGACGGATCCGGCCGCGCCGGGCATCGCTCTCGTCTCGATCAACACGGCGCTGCTCGCCAACCGCCCGGACCTGCTGCTCAGCACCCTGGCGCACGAGCTGGGGCATGTCGTGTTCGACGTCCCTGCGGCCGCGCGCCATCCCGCGCGGCACTACCGGTCGGTCAGCGCCGGCCCGCACAGCTTCGACGGCGCCACCGTGCGCGAGGAGCGGCGCGCCAACGAGTTCATGGGTGCCCTGCTCGTGCCGCCGGTGCCGCTGCATCTACGGCTGGTCGTGCATGCCCGCGCCGAGGGTCTGCGCATGGTCAATGCCGCTCATCATGGCCGCGTCGGCTGCCGTGTCCTGGCACGCGATACGGCGCCCGAGGCGGTCGGTGGCGTCATCTCCGCCCTGGCGGGCGATTTCGGCGTGTCCGATCGGTTCATCGCTGTGCGCCTGCAGCGCTACCGCCTGATCGAGGGAGGCCGGCTGTGAGCTTCGGCAGCGTCCTGCGCGAGCGGCGGACCGAGCTCAGCATCGGTCTGACCGACATGGCCGAGCGCCTCGGCATCTCCGCCGCCTACTGGTCGCGCATCGAGCGCGACCTCGAGAGCCCGCCACGCGACGAGCTGATCGAACGCGCGGCGGCCATCCTCGGTGTGCAGCTGGACGACCTGTTCGTTGAGGCACGGCGCCTGCCGCCGGACATGCGGCAGGACATGGCGAAGGTGGTGCGGGCCTATCGGCGCCTGCGTGCGATCGAGCGGAGGTGATCGTGGCCAAAACGAACCGGCGAAAACCGTACTACACGCTGCGGGAGATGTATGCCCGCTGGGCAATGGATGCCGACGACATCTCCGCCTACGTGCTGGAGGGCGAGCTCTGTCTGTCCCTCCCTGTCGCGGCGCTGTTGATGGAGGTGAGCGACACCCATCGGGCCGCAGATGGACGGATCCGGGTCGAGCCGAAGGGGCGACAGCACCAGGTCGGTCCGGTCGATCTGTCGCGCATCGATGCCTATGCGGTCCTGCAGAATGGCGCCGGCCAGCTCGCGCGCTTTCTGAGCCCGGCGGGCGAGCTGCTGGAGCCGATCGACGATGCCGGCGAGCGCCATGCGCTGCTGGTGAAGCGGGCGCAGCTGGTCGTTCGGCATGACGAGCTGGAACGCTTCGAGATGGAGCATGATCTCGGTCACGTCGATGAGCCGCTGCCACCGGCGCCCGTGCCCCCGCGTGCATGGCCGGCGCCGGCCACGCGCGGCGCGCCACCCCGGCACGATTGGGAGGATTTTTGGTGCGAGCTGGGCGTGATCGCCCACAATGAGGGCCTGCCCGACGTCCAGGCCGAGACGGTGCGGCGGATGATGGACTGGTTCTCGGTCACCTACGGCCCCAACAATGTGCCGAGCGAAAGCGCCGTGAAGCAGCGGGTCAGCCGGTTTTACCATCGTCTCCGCGGCGACGATCCTCG